TGTCGATATAACTGCAATCCTTCGACACGTACCCAAGTTAATTAACTATTGACATCGGCAGACTATTGTGTTACTCGCGCGCGCACCCGCTCCTTATATAGCTAAATATTTACTTATATAATCAAATGTAATTAAAATATTTATTAATATGCAAACAAAGTATTAGACAATAATATCATCTATGCGTAGTATAGAACCATCAAACAAGGGCGCAGCGAGCGCAACACTTAATCAGCACAAGGTGGCACACTATGCAAAAGGCACATTTACATTTAATCAAATGGGCGATAGATCGCGGGTACTCTATTGCTGTATACGGTGAAGGCGAGTTCGACGGAATCCACCACACTTATAAAGAAATAAAAGATAATGTCGAAGCTTGCGATATGGGGGAGATGATTTTATTGACTCCTAGTGTTAAACGAGCAGGCAAGTGGCAAAAACTGGCAAGCTTTGCATATATGTTTGAATATGAGCAGGCACCAGATGAAATTATCTACGACCACGTGGTTAACGATATTTCAGAAGCATGGTCGGCTGAATATAACGCGACAGCGTAAACCAATCAACGGCCAAGGATGGCCACAAACAAACAAATAAGGATAACAATGATGAGAAAGTTGACGACCAATAAGCCAAAGATCAAAGCGCCTAAACTGTCTGGGTTTGTGCTGTACGATGGCCCTAGCGTACTCGACGGCCAACCTATTGTTGCCATTGCTACGCTATCCACTACTAACGTTAAAACTGGCCCAATGGCGCAAGTGTGGATATTACGCGCCGACGTTAACCCCGTACTCGCAAGCAAAACCGGCGACGATGTGAGCATATGCGGCACTTGCGTCCACCGACACAATACCGGCGGCAGTTGTTATGTGAATATAGGACAAGCACCCAACGCCATCTATAAATCATATCAAAAAGGCAATTATGCGACGTATGATGCTGCTATACACGCCGATTATTTTATTGGCCTCAAGGTGCGTTTAGGTGCGTATGGCGATCCGGCAGCGGTGCCTTTTGATGTCCTAAATAGAATAGCTAGTGTGTCACTAGGTCACACTGGATACACGCATCAAATTCGCCACGTTAATTTCGACAAGCGTTATTTGACAATATGCCAAGTATCTGCCGATAGCCCTAAACAGGCTCTAAAGTACCAATCAATGGGCGCTAAAACCTTTCGGGTGGCAATGGCCGGTGATGCACTAGCAGACGACGAGACCGAATGTTTAGCAGATAGTAAGGGCATACAGTGTGCAGATTGCTTGTTATGTGACGGTAATAAGCGTAATATAGCTATAACAGTCCACGGTTCACGGGCTAAAAACTTCAAAACCAGTTTAATTCAAACAATAGAGGTAGCATGATGAGTATTAAAAGTTTAAAAAAAACAGCAAAAGCAAATTTAGGTGATTTAGTTTCACAAATTATAGACTTAGAGCTGAAAGGCGAGGAAGACACACCACAATGTCAACTGTTGTGGGACAAAGCTCGCTGTTTAACGTGGTTTATTAGGCAGAGGACATTGTGATGCATATTATAGCGAGGTGGCATGATGAATAAGCGATCATTTATGAGCGTACAGGTAATAGATTTTTATCTTGATTGGTTTAATAATTATCTGACAGTGGAAAAAATAGCAGAACATCACGGGCTTGATGTGGATGATGCAAAAGCATTGATTAGCATGGGGCGATATATGCACCATAGACACGTTGAAACGATGAACAGAGAGGTGTCAGCGTGAACAAGTCAATACTAAAACTAGCGTAATTCAAACAATAGAGGTAGCGTAATGACATACATTATCAAAACAACTCGTAAAGAGGAAAAATTTATTAATGCCTATTTTGAGGCAGTCGCATTTACAGAGAGAGACCAAAGAAAATATGGTATGCTGTGTGACGTCTGGGAAAGAGAACAGATAATTGAGTGTTTGGCGTTTATAGCCTATTGCAGGTGCTATTTGTCGGATGACAATATTGAACAAGCGGGCCATGATTTTTGGCTGTCGCGTAATAGGCATGGCGCTGGATTTTGCGATAGGGATTCGACATCTTACAAAGAACATATTCGGGATTCGTTGCAACGTAAAGCAGAGCAATTCGGAGAGATAGACGTTTATTATGACGAGGTGACAGAATGAACAAGTACATACTAATTGAAATCAAACATAGTTACGGTCGGAAGATCATTTATCCGGCCTGTAACAACGCTGAGACCTTCGCTAAACTTACTGGGTGCAAAACTCTGACTACGCAGGCGCTTGAGATGATAGAGCAACTAGGATATACTATTGACACAATAACCCCGGACTGGAGATAATCACATGACAGCAGGCAATGGCAACGAGTACCACGGAGACGAACATCTATTAGATGACGATGAGGAGCATCCACCCATACAGCAGTGGGAGCTTGACGAGGCACTGGCTGATGAGAGACGAGACGATCAAGGGCTAGACGATAACCAAAGAGCATATATTGAAGGGTTCAAAGCGGGATCACAAACCACAGAGCTATCAGCCTATGAGCGAGGCGTGAGGGCTGGCATACTGCACAAAAATGGAGGCAATAACTAATGCGGCTATTTAACAGGGAATTATCAATAGAATTAATTAATGGGTGCGGTGTGTTTCTTGAGTTTGCTGACAGCAGGGCTGTATGGGTACACAACGTAGAGACTGAAGAGGTGTGTGCTATGCCCTTTGAAGGCGTGCTTTTACACCTGCCTTTTTGTGTGGTCAGTTATGGTCTAGTATATGTGGAGAGTGATTACGATGAGTAAAATTAAAGAGAAGTTACTGGGCTATGACCATGAACATAGCGACTGGATAGAAGATTCAGTCCACGGAATGGTTGACGAGCTGATTGAATATCAAGTATACTGTATGTCACTCTCTGAGCTAACATCCAGAGTAGCGAAACAAATGCGTGACGAATATTACGGTAATTCATATACTGAGATGACACAAAAATACAATGAGGTATTCCCCGATGAGTAGATGCAAAGCGTGTGACGTTATCCTAAATGATTATGAACTTAAAAAAGTCGATAAAGAGACTGGTCTACACTTAGATCTTTGCAATGTCTGCTTGTCATACAGCGACGACGCTATGTATGAGAATAGTGTACAATTAGTTGATAAAGAGCTTGACGTTCTCTTTAATACTTGATATAATACTTAGGTAGTAAAGGATAATTTTAAAGATTAATAATTAAAGTATTAACTAAACGATCCTTAAGGATCATAACGAAGAGGTAGTAACCATGGCAGTAGTAGAAGGCACAATTGCGTTTGAAAACCTAGACACCCACGAGATGTATCAGGGTCAATCCACAGGCAAATACTCAGTTGTCATTAGCTTAGACGACAAAACAGCGGATCAGCTAGCGGGTCTAGGTGTCAAGCTGCGTGAGTACGAAGGTACAAAGCAACGTAAGTTTAGTACCAAGTATGACGTACCAGTGATGGACGTAGAGGGTCAGCCGTTTGCGGGACGCATAGGGCGAGGATCTAAGGTACGTTTGTTGGGGGCAGAGAGTCAGCCCCACCCTGTACACGGAACCGGCACGTACTTAAACAAGGTCAAGGTTCTGGAGGTAGCAGAGCAGGGAGAAGGGGAGGAATTTTAGTGGTACAACCAGAGTCAACCTTTGTTCGACATGAGCCATGCCCTAAGTGTGGCTCATCTGACAATCTGGCTCGCTATAGTGATGGACACGCAGTCTGCTTCTCTGGGGGCTGCAACCATTACGAACACGGCAATGGTCAGGTAGGTCAAACAGCACAACGTAAACCAGCGAGGTCATTAGAAATGACAGGAGTAGTAGCAGCGATACCCGACAGGCGTATCAATCAGGATACAGCAAGGCGTTACGGTGTCACTGTAGAGTACGGCGTAGACGGTAAGATAACAAAGCACCACTACCCCTACTATGACAGGGACACAGGCACTGCGACAGGTACTAAGGTACGCATCGTAGATAATAAAGCATTCTACTCAACAGGGGGTTTTGATAATGCGGGTCTCTTCGGTCAACAGGCGTTCAAGAGCGGCGGTAAATACATTACGGTCACAGAAGGCGAGACGGACGCAATGGCTGTTAATGAAATGTTTGACGGGAAGTGGCCGGCAGTCAGCATCAGATCAGGAGCAGCAGGCGCAGCCAAAGACATCAAAGCAAACCTAGAGTGGCTTGAGACCTTTGACAATGTGGTCGTCTGCTTTGACAGCGACAAGGCTGGACAGGAAGCAGCCAAGTCAGTGCTTAACCTGTTTACCCCTAACAAAGCTAAGAACGTAACACTCCCCATGAAGGACGCAGGGGATATGCTTAGAGACCGTAAGGTGCAGGATTTTGTTAAGGAGTGGTGGAACGCTAAAGCATACCAGCCGGACGGTATCGTGGCGGGCAGTGAGACATGGGATATGATAATCAAGCAGGCTGATGTCAAGTCCATTGACTACCCGTGGTCATGCCTCAACGAGTACACCCACGGCTTCAGGGCTAAAGAGTTAGTGACTATTACATCAGGGTCAGGCATGGGCAAGTCACAGATCGTCAGGGAGCTAGAGCATTACCTGCTAGGCGCAACGGAAGACAACATAGGTATCTTAGCACTGGAAGAGGACATCCCCAAGACAGCGTTAGGTATCATGTCCATTGAAGCCAATAAGCAGCTACACCT